AGTTTATACTATTAATTCGTATATTATAGGCTTTTTAACAGTAGAGGAATAACTATGATCGCTCAAGAAATTATTGATGATGTTCGTAACGAACTGGTTGAAACGGTTGCTGCTTTTTGGAGCAATGCTGAACTGCTTCGTTTGCTTAATAGAGCTGAGAAAGATTTTTGTAACAAAGTTCGTATGCTTGAGAATAAAGCTACGCTCAGCACAGAAGTTGGTATTATGAACTATCCTTTACCTAGTGACTGGCTCAGTGCCAAAGGCGTGACATACGACAACATCAATGACGATGGAGTGCACAGCATTCAACGTCTTCGTCCTACTAACCTTGAGAAGATGCTTCAAGAAAATCCTAGCTTTCGAGATGTAAGTACTACTGATAGGTTCGGTTGTCCTTCTCGTTACTTCATTTGGGGTAGAGAACTTTGGCTAGACAGAGGACCAGATAAAGTGACGACCGTTGAACTTTGGTTCAAAGCAAAGCCAATTCCTTTGACTGTTACGACTCAGAGTATCAACGTTGATGACAGTTTATCAGATGCACTGTATCATTATATGCTCTGGAAAGCATGGAGCAAAGAGAAAGAATTTGATTTGGCACAAGCAGCTGAAGCAGAGTATATTAAATTTGTTGGTGAAGGTAGACGTTTTGTCAAGAAACAAAGCGGCGACCAAGCATACTCGATGGATATCGAATCTGGTATGCCAATAACGGGGTCTGATGGTTGGACACCGAATCGGTAATAGGAGAAATAAAATGGAAGAACAAATGAAACTAAAGGGCCGGTTTTTGGTCGAGCTTTTGGGCGAAGACGGAAAACGGAAAGACTTACGCATTGTTGAAAACGTAGTTGTGACTGTTGGTAAAACGTATCTTGCTAACTGGCTTACGGCTGCTACTCAGTCTGGCTATTTTATGCAGTATATCGGCTTAGGAACTGGTACAACGGCAGCGGCTGCTGGTGATACAACTCTTCAAACAGAGCTGTCAACACGAGTTGCTGGTACTTTGTCCAATACTACAAATGTGTGGCAAAATGTGGCATCTTTTGGACCTGGTGTCGATACAGGTGCAATCACTGAATCAGGTATTTTCTCTGCTTCCAGTGCTGGTACAATGCTTGCTCGTCAGGTCTTTGCGGTTATTAACAAAGGTGCTGGTGACACGCTTCAGATTACATGGCAGGTTACATTTAGCTAATAGCTTAAGTATAGTCTATTAAGTATCTATTCGTATTGTAATAGCCCACTACTAGGCTATTAACAGGAGTTTTAAAATGGCAAATTACCCAACATCCGTCAGTACAGATGCAAATCTTTATGTGGCGGTTAACAATAAAAGCACTACGCTCAATGGAGCAATTAATGCTGCTGTCACCACAATTACTGTGGCCTCGACGACAGAATTTCCTGCAACGGGCTACATTACTATTGAGTCGGAAGCAATCTCCTACACAAGTACTAATGCTACGCAGTTCCTTGGTTGCACAAGAGGTGCTGACGGTACGACAGCTGCCACTCATGCTGATCTTACCTTCGTGTTTCATAACGTGGTTGCGGCTCATCATAACGTTCTCAAAGATGAGGTAATTGCTATTGAAACTGCACTTGGTACGAATTTATCAGCTGTCGTTCAAACTACTGGAACACAGTCAATTGCTGGTTCTAAGACATTTACTGATCCTATCACTCAAAATGATACGAGCAATCAAATTGTTCTTGGTGTGACTAACACAACTACATTGAATGCAACAGCTCCTGCTGCGTCACGAACAGTAACTATTCCTGATCCTGGTGCTAATGCTTCTTTCGTGATGACAGAAGGAACACAAACGATTAATGGTTCTAAAACACTTGGTGCTGCTTTGGCAATGGGAACTAATAAGATTACGGGACTTGGAAACGGAACTGCTGCTCAAGATGCTGTTGCATTTACACAACTGAAAATTATTCAGATTGTAACAGCTACATCAACTACGGCATTTTCTACAACTTCAAATAGTTTTCAAACCACAAACTTATCTGCGTCTATCACTCCTACTAGTTCAAGCAATAAAATCTTGATTTATGCGTTTTCTGGTCTTCGTGCTGATGGAACTGCTGATGTAACGGCAACCTTAGCGAGAGGAGGAACAAACATATTAGCCAGTAGTGGACAATGCTATTTGCGAGGTCAAACAGGAACTACGTCAGGTGCTAATGCTGCTAATGCTCCTGCTACATTAGGATATTTAGACAGTCCTGCTACTACATCATCCACGACATATGCTGTTCAAATCAAAAACAGTAATAACACGACTTCAGTGAGTTGGGGTGATGCTTCTACGACTCAGTTTATTGCCTTAGTCGAAGTTGTTGCATAAAGGAGATTTACTATGGATAAACTACAAGCTGCTCGTGTATGTAGACCTGATACTGCGTGGAATATGCGTGGAACTGTTTTAGAACAGGCGATTGATGGGGCTTCTCGTGTCTCAGTTCCATCAGAGAGTGAATTAATAGCGGCTGGCTACACGCCTGAAAACTAATGCCTACTCCACAGTATAACGCTGTCCAATACAACACAGCTTCATACGATGCTACTGTATTGCTATATACACTAACTGACAGTCAAGGTTCATCTGATGCTCGTGTAGCTGAAGCTGATCCAGTTTTACTAGATGCAGAAATGACAATGGCTGCTTTAGTTTCTAGTGTTCTTAACGGTAAGTTTGAATTCGTGACACTGTCTGAGCCAGAAGCGACAGCACCAGCCATATATAACACGTTCAGTTATAATGCACGAATGTATAATCAGCCTTCTGCTGCTGGTTTTGCTAAGGTCGTTATTGCTCCAAAGCTTGATGTGCTCATTCCAACCGATTCCATTAGTTCTTTAGCGTCGTTCTTTAGGACATTACCAGAGTCGTTGAGTGCGTCTGATATTACATCTATTCTTTCGGAAATTAGACTAGCTGAGGCTATTGTTATAGAAGACTCTTTAACAAAGCAAATTACAGATAAGCGCATGACGGCGGCTATTCGATTAAATGACTGGTTAGAAGTCAAACAGAGTCCTCAATCCGATCAGTGGGGAAATTAATATATGAAAAAAGTTAATATCGAACTGCCTAATAAACAGTGGGGAACGATTAAAACCAAATATCCTAACAATTCTAATTTGGTGAGCTATGATGAACTTACTAATGACAGTAAGAACTTTGACACAACGGTTCAAGGTGTGATTACAAAACGTCCTGGTGGTGTGGAATACAATGCTACTTCGTTTTCTACACCTCCTAAAGATCAGTATGAAGCTATCTTTAATGATGGCGCACACCATCTGCTTGAAGTCAATAATGGCGATTTAAGATTTTCTTCTGGTGGTGGAACATTCACACTTGTCACGTCAGGCTATACGGCTGTCGGTAATATGGAATTTGCCATGAACCAAGACAGAGCTTATTTTGATAATGGCATTGATGCCCCACAAGTGTACGATAGAAATACGTCATACGGTGGTGTAGCTTATACTGCTCCTAAGACTAAAGACATGGGTGCTCAGGCCCCTGTAGCAGCTCCTACGTTTGGTGCAGACACTGCTGGTGGTGCTGTTCCTGCTGGTGGACACACATATAAAGTGACATTCCTTTACTACGACTTGGAAGAGTCGAATGGTGGTCCTGCCACTGGTACGCATACTGTTGCTGGTCCTAATTTTACTGTCAACCTCACTGCGCTGCCTATCGGTGGATATGGTGTGACAGCTCGTAAGATTTATCGTGATAATACGGATGGAGTGTGGCTTTTGGTTGGTACAGTCACCAACAACACAGCCACAACGTTCAGTGATACTGCGTCTACTGGCACTGCTCCCATTCCTACAGATCATAATGTACCGCCTTCTTTCAAGTACATTGTCGCTCACTTAGATCGTAATTGGATTTCAGGTATTCCAGGTGATCCATTTGCTGTTTACTTTTCTGAAGCTGGATTGCCTAACATTTTTCCTTTGCGAAATCGTATTCAATGCAATCCTTCTGATCCTGTTACAGCTCTTTATGTGTACAATGATAAAGTGTGGGTGCTGAATAGAAACAGCCTTGGTAGCATCCTTGGTACTACCAGTGATACATTCCGCTATTCCATTCTGCCTTCCAGTGTGGGATGTGTGGACAATCGGTCTATTCAGATTCGTACAACTCTTGGTATTCCGATCATGGCATGGCTTTCTTCCAAAGGTATCTACGGAACCAATGGAAGCTCTGTTACTTATTTGTCTGATCCAATTGAAGACCTCGTTAACTTGAATATTCAGCAAGCTAGTCAGGTGAAAGGTCAGAATGCTCAGACTACACAGTCGCATTTCTTAGCGGGTATAGCATCACCTGGAATTGACCTTACGTCTGTGCCAGGAACGATTACCACAGCCAATCCTAAGCGTCTGTGGGACACAGAAGCTGAATGGGATGCTGGCGCAGTCAAAACAAATTTAATGACCCACGATGGAAGTAATACGATTGAAGCCGTTACCAATTTCAATCCAACCTATAATGAAGGTTCTCATGCTAATACCTTTTCAACTGGTGGTGGTTCAAGTGCCACTCTTTCATCCAGTACTGACTTCACAGGTGCGAACAATGTTTTTACGTCCAACTTTGTCCATTGGGGTAATAATGCCAATGATGGTGGACTTGGTGGAGTAGCTATTCCGTTTAGAGCTAATCGCAGTGGTACAGTTACCAGTATTACGACTACTTGGAATTCAGGCAGTGGTAGTATTAATGTTGGGATGAGAATTTACAGCAACTCTGGTGGTCTTCCAACGACGCTACTTGCTACAAGTCCTACGACCTATACAGGTGGTAGTTTAGGTGGTTCAGCCTTTTCGTTTAGCTTCTCTGCTGTAGGTGGTACGATTTATTGGGCTGTGCTCAATGTGAATAATCGTAACTTTGGGAATATCATCTCTGACACGCGCATTGGGAGTCAAAATACCAACATCCATCCGAATGAAACAGTTGTGTTACGGAGTGTCTTGTCTGAAAGTGAAACCTTCTCGTGGGGTACGTATGCAGACTACATGTACATGGCATTTGCTTTTACCTCTACTCCGATTGCGACATCAGGTATCTGGACTAGTCCTGTTTATGAAACTTACTCTGACAGTGCTGTAGCTGCGCTTATTGCTCATACAGGTACGTTTCCTGGTGGTACATCTTCTGTTACGACTGTTCAAGCAGCTGATGATGCTGGCATGTCTACTGGTCTTATCAGTCAAGCGTTTACTAATTTAAATGGTAGTACAGCTGTCAGTTTATCAAATAAGCGTTATTGGCGTGTTCGTATTCAGCTTAGCACAAATGATGATCGTAGTGTACCTACGGTTGGTAATCCCAATTTGACTTATGCCACTACCGCTGTATGGGTGAGTGACGTAGTAGATCATACGACAGACATTACAGCATTCAATGCTTTAAGTATCGTTTCGACTGTACCAGGTGGTACATCAGCGGTCGTGGAAATCGCTACGTCAGCAGATAATATGACTTACAGCTCATTTACGTCTTTGGGCTCTGCTGTAGTGCAAAGGTACTCTAAGATTAGAATTACCATCACTACGAATGCTGCCAATACGCTTACTGCCACAGTGAGTAGTGCATTATTTACATGGACGGTTGTTGCCAATCT